ATATCATTATGTTTACCTCTACACAAAGCTAATTTATCACCAACTTTCCAATTTTTACATTTTACTCGTCTATTTTTGTCTTGGATAGAACCACCAACACCTATCATTGCTAATATCAACAAGATAGTCCCTAAAATAATCCCTAATACTATCATATCTTAATAATTAAATTCCCTACAAAGATAATACTATTTTTGTTATAAACAAAAAAACCCCCAACAAAATCTACTCTGTTGAGGGTTTTATAAAGTCCAACCATAAGAAAGGGGTTGTTGGCTTAATGAATATATAAATATGTAATAAAATTAGAAAAATCAATCTTTCTTTAAGATTCTCGTAATTAATCTACATAATTGGTCGGTTTTATCATCAAATGGCAGATTTTCAAGGTCAAAATACCCACATTCAGTATGCTCTTCACCATCTTTAGCGTTTTCCAAGTCCGGATTAATTCTCTCATCTGTTTCCATTAAGAAAACATACATCAATCCTTTAACCTCTGAACCATCACGATTATATCTTTTAACAAACCCAACTAACTTTAACTTATTATCTAAAGTATAATTTGTTTCTTCTTCAAATTCTCTTTTAACACCATCCATTGGGTGTTCATCTTTTTCTAAATGACCACAAGGGATACTCCATTGACCAGGTAGAGAATCGTTAGCGTTTCTTTTGCATAATAACACCTCATCACCACATTTAACAATTACTCCGGAATATCGTTTTACTTCTTTCATTTTATATTTTTTTGTGTATTTATAAGTATATGGAATTAATTATAAACAAAAATAAATTTAAAGTCAAAACTGTCATCTCATCCAAAGACACTAGTCAAGGAATGATGAACAAAAAATTTGACAATACCTTTAATGGTATGTTATTTATTATGTCCGAAGGACAACATTGTTTTTGGATGAAAAATTGTATAATACCATTAGACATCATTATGATAGAAAATGACATTATAACAAAAATTCACCACAACTGTCCCCCTTGTAAAACCAAAGATTGTAGAAACTATTGTGGTGAAGGTGATATGATACTTGAACTTCAGGGTGGTACCTGTAAAGAATTAGGTATTAAATCCGGCGATAAAGTTATTCACTACGATTGATTTATCTTCTCCTGTAATAATTTTACAAACTCATTCTGAATCATTTTAGTAAACTTAACAGAAGGTGAATCTTCCGCCTCATTATATCTACTACTACCTTTTGGTGGACGAGTACTTCTACCCATAAAGTTTAATCCTGATATATTTGTAATACATTTGTGTCCTCCACTATTTGCCTGAATAAAATCCCACGCATTTACATTAATATCATCTAACATTTTTCTATGTTCTTCAGGTAATTCAGAAAAAGGTCTCTCCATCATCTCACCAATGTGGATTAACTTATCCTTACCATTTTCCATATTTTTAAATTCTTTACCATACAAAGCAACAAAATCTTTGAATGTAAATCCTGTTGATTCCGAATTAAAATCTTTTGATGATTCTGAAACCCATTTAATTGTTGATAATGGTATTTCTCTTTGTTTTAATTGATCTTCCCATTTTGACAATACTTCTTGAGCAATCTCACCTAAGTTCACACCTTTTAATTGACGTTCACCTTTGAATGGATTACAAGACGCTTGTACTAAACCTAACGGCCAAGCAATAACAATGAAGTCAGCTTCAGGATTGTTTTTAAATGGTGTGTATCTATCGTAAGAACCTGGCTTAAACATTGAACCTCCACCGTATTGAACAATAACATTACCCAACACTTTAACATTAGGGTTGGTTTGCATTGACTTTACATACTCATCTTTATTCATTTCAAGTTGTTCCGGTTTAGCATAACCCTTTTCAACCATTATTCGTTTAATGGTTTGAAGTATGTTCAATAAAGATGGTGAACATTCCATAACCAATGTTTCTAAGAAATTTGGTTTATTCTTAAACGCTAATAATAGTTTGTTGGCAACCAAACCCATTAACATTTTATTCTTTTCTAATGACTTTTCTTTATCTAATCTAAATAAATAAGAGATTACTTGGTCCACTGAAATATCGTTAACAGCATAGTTCGCCGAATCTACCGTTGAAATTAATAATATATCTGACGATGGGAATAATTCTTTTGGAGAAACTATTTGAGAGATTGTTTCAACATTTGAACGAGAACTTCTAAATGATGTTGATTTAGTATCTTCAGCTCCGGCTTGTCTATCGTGGTGGTCTGTATGAATTACAAACATTGGTTTTCCGTGAGCAAAATCAACCAAGACAGGCATCACGTCCCCTTTAGCGTCATTCTTCTTCACAGCAAACTCTTTGTCTCCATATTGAATAATGTGAGCGTCAACTACTTTAATACCATTGTTCTCAAGGTATTGTTTCATTGCAATAGCGGTAGTCACACCATCTAAATCTTGGTGAAAGTATATTTCAGCTTTAGGATATCTTTTAGCGAGAGCGTTAATATCTCTTAAACCACTTTCTTTTATAAGTTTTTTCATTAATCTAAACCAAACATATGTAATCCTTTATCAATAAAACTACCTTCGTCAGCAATACATTGTTTGAAAAGTTCAACATCTTTACTTGGCATTTTACTAGCTGTTGCAGGACCCCAAGTACCATCTGCAGGTGAAACACCAATTTTACTTTGATATTTAGTAATAGCCTCCATAGTTTTATCATCTATCTTACCATCAACCTCTAAAGGTTTATTAGAATCATCTTTAATCCCTTTTTTATTAAGAAAACGTTGTAACCCTTTTTTTTGTTCAGGAGTTTCCTGTTGCTCATTAACTAACCCGTATCTTGAACGAATATCGTTTTTCTCTTCTTCTGAAATTATAAATCTTTTTGCCATAGTATTTGTTTTAGTTATAAATATACTGAAAATAAAAAAGAGGTTATAACACCTCTTCTTTTAATTCTAATTTTGTTTGTTTTCGTTCATCAATTAACACTTGAACTCTTTTCCGAGCAATCTCTGTATAACCCGGAGACACCTCAATCCCAATCCATCGTCTATCTAATAACTCAGCAGCAAAGGCCGATGTTCCACTACCCATAAAAGGGTCAAGGACAATATCGTTCTTATATGACAATATTTTAATTGCTTTTGACGGGATGTCCATCGAGAATGTAGCTTTAGTTAATGACCTTGTGTCCGCAAAATATTCCCATCGACCAAACACCAAATTCATAAACTCTTTCTTGTCTTCGTCTTGATAAACCATCTTGTTCCTAACCTTACCTTCTTCAGTAGTTATTTCAGTTGGTGTTCCTAACCATTGGGAAATCCCTTTAGTTAACTTCTTACTACTTTTCTTATAAGCAATAATTACACATTCTTTTGGGTTATACACATAAGGTGCCGAAGCACTCATCCAAGAACCCCAAGCCGTTTGTCTAACTCTGTGTGGACTATTTTCAGTAAGGTCAACTAACCCACTAAACTTAAACCCAACTTCTTTCATCATCATCCAAAACTCAGCAACAAATAATATTCTACCACCTCTTTCTTGAACATTCAATTCATTTGGAACATTAACAGCGATTCTTCCATCATCTTTTAATACTCTCAACGCTTCTCTTAACCAATCCTTTGTCCACTCGTAATACTCATCCATTGGTAAATCATCCTTATGAACATCATACGAGATGTTTACGTTATATGGTGGTGATGTCACCAATAAATCAATTGACCCTTCAGGAAATGTTTTCATTACCTCAATACAATCACCATTTATAATCTTTCCTGTCTCTATCATCTTATTCTTTTAATTGGTATTCCCAACCATCTTCTTTTTTAATTGGTGTTATTTCTAAATCTAAAAACACTGCGTTCTGTTCACTAGCGTGTAACCCTAATATATTATAATCGTAAAACTCTTCAGCTTCACCCATAGTCATTAGGTCTCTTTCTTGTAAGATATTTAATATCCCTTGTTTTGAATATAACATCTTTCTTCCCGGAGAACCAAAGTCCTCCACAATCCCAACGATTGCACTTTCCAATCCATCTAATAGAACCGCACCTTCTGCGTATTCATCAATATCAACTGTTACTCTCAAGTCTCTCAATTTTACGATTCAAATACCACAACGCTTTTTTCATATCCTGAAGTTCTTTATCAGTATCTTTTTTACCTGCTCTAGCCACATATTTAACAACATTGAATATATAAGCGTCTTTATCTAAACCCCAAGCTTCACACACTTTAACAACCTCATATGGATTGTCCTGACCACCATAATGTTCCGGGTGGTTTACCATTTCTTTACTCATAATTTTACTATATAATATTTCCCTAATTTTACACTTTTTACATACCCATTTCTAACGGAGAATAACGGTTTTGTCGTAACATTAACACCAATACTATTATTAAATCTAATAGACCAACCTGATGGTGATTTACTATATAATATGGATTTGTTGAATAATTTAATCACCGTTTGACTGCAATTAGAACCACCTATATTATATGTTTGTTTAGATAGCCACATAGTATCCACCACTTAAAGTACTTTCTTTAATATATCCCTCAGATATCAAAATATCTAATTGTTTTTTTGTTTCATCCATATTTTTTCTAAGAATGTATTTGGAAACGTAACTGATATGGATTGGTTGTCGTAATTTATCCATCAAATTTTTAATTTGTTTTTTGTCCATTATGATAATAATTTTCTTGTTATTTTAACATTCTGATTAACATACGATAATAT